GATTTATCCAGCAGTTGCTGATATTATTACATTTGGTGGTGAGGAAGACAATCCACCTGAGTTTGGTAAGGTTAAGGTTGCTATTAAACCACAGAATGCAATAGCACTATCATCTTTCACTAAATCAGACATAGCAAAGAAACTTAAGGACTATACAGTAGCATCTGTAACACCTGTAGTGATTGATCCTTCTATACTATACATTGAGTTAGACTCAACTGTTAGTTACAAGTCATCTAAAACTACATTAACTAAGGCAGAACTACAAACAAAGGCAATTGCTGCTGTTGAGGGGTATATTGCACTATCCGAAACTGAAAAGTTTAATGGTAAGTTTCGTCACAGTAAGTTTGCTTCTGTTATCGATAATGCTGATATATCGTTCACCTCTAATGTAACAAATGTTACACTTAGAAAGGACTTCTATCCTACACTCAACTCTACCTTCTATTATGAGTTATGTTACTTGAATCAATTTAAAGATTCTTGTGATGCTTCTGTATTAAAGTCAACAGGTTTTGTTGTTAGTGAGTATCCTTCATTCACAGTCTACCTAGAGGATGATACAAAAGGAAAAATCGACCTATATAGATTGAACCCTCTAACTGGTGAAAAGATATACCTGGTCAAGGGTGTGGGTGATATTAATTACACCAAAGGTGAAATACAATTATACAATCTAACTATTATCAAAGGTAGTTTTACAGATAACAAAATTGAACTGCGTGTAGAACCTGCATCTAGAGATGTAGACGCTGTTCGTGAAGTCTATCTTGATATTGATATCTCTAAATCCAAATTCAGTGCAGTTGCAGAATGAATGTAAAGTCGAGAAATATCTCATCGCTGATTGAGAGTCAGATCCCACAATTTATTGTGGGTGAATATCCCTTCTTTGTTAAATTCCTTGAGTCCTATTATGCTCAACAGGAACTTAGTGGTGGTGTTCTTGATATCATATCAAACATAACAAAATATCGTGATATTAACTTTTATAGTAAAGATGTCCTAAAACAGTCCTCAAAAACCACTGCAGTGACTGGGATCTCGGATACTACTATTTCTGTTGATAACACAACAGGATTTCCAGAGGAAGGACTTGCAAAGATTGGTAATGAGATCTTCTTCTATACAGGTATAACAGATACATCATTCACAGGCATCTCAAGAGGAGTTAGTGGTAATACCTCTCTAGGTGATCTCTATAAGACTAGTACATTTGTATCAACTAGTGCAGCAACACATATTAGTGGATCTACAGTTGAGAACATCAGTAGTTTGTTCTTATATGCACTGATACAGAGTTTCGAGTCTGAATATCTTGCTGGTGTACCTGAGAAGTATCTACGTGGTGAGATTGATAAGAGAACACTTATAAAAAACATCTCTTCTTTCTATAAAGCAAAGGGTACTAAGCGTTCTATACAGTTTATCTTTAATTCGTTAGTAGCATCTGATGATACTGATGTCTACTATCCAAAAGACATTACCTTAAAAGCATCTGAGTCTGATTGGATCACAGATTATGCTATTAAGGTTATTGCAGTACAGGGCAACCCAGAGAATCTAGTAGGTAAGACTATTATCCAGAGTGGTGATGTATATGCTTCTGCTGTAGTTGATAATGTAAAAAAAGAACAGACAGTAGATGGTGTACAGATATGGGAATTGATATTAGCACCCTCTAGTATCAATAACGTATTCAGTATTAGTAATAAGACAAAGATTACAGAGGCCATTGGTAGTTCAGATCAAGCTGGATCAAAGATAACAGTTGACTCAACATTTGGTTGGAAGAAAGAAGGAACTATATTGATTGGTACTGAAGTTATAGAATACTCAAGTAAGAATATCAAGCAGTTTACTATTAAGTATAGAAACTCTACACAGACACATAATGCTGGTACAATAATATATGATAACAAAAAGATAACAGGAAATGACGTTGAGATCCTTGCTCTTGGAGTCGTTTACAACTTATCACCTAAAGAAAATATACCATATGGTATAGAGGGTGAACCAGTAGTAGTAGAAGATAGTGGTTTTGATACCATAGACTCTATTATTAAGAATCAATTGGGACAGGTGAGATGGGATATGAACACATCCACTGGAGTCTTATCAGGAGACACTAGGACTCAAACTGAGAATATTGATACTCTAACTGGTATAGGACAGATATTTTCTGATGAGAATAATTATTACTTCTGTACTAATGGATTTCCTAAGAGAACTGTATTTTACAATCAGTCGATAAGTGCTGACACCACACCAATATCACAGTCTTTACTCAGAACTATAAGAAAGACACCACTTACCACAACAGAGATCTATGAATCATCCAGAAAGGACGTTGGTATACTGGTAGATGGTACATTAGTTTACGGTTATAAGGATACAAGTAGTGTTTTCTTTGGTCACTTAACAAATATCACTGTTAATGTACAGGGTAGTGGATATACAAGAGCACCTTTCGTTCTTATTAATAACACGCCATACAAAGCAACCGCTAATATGTCTGGTAATGTTGTAGAAACAATTACTATCAATGATACTACTTCTTATACAGTTGCACCTACTATAGACATTGTATCTGGTAGAAATGCAATCCTTACACCCGTTGTTACTGGTGGTGCTATTACCAGCTTGGTGATTGCCGATGCTGGTGAATACTATTCTGCACCTCCTACAATCAGGATCGTAGATAGATTGGGTAAAGGTAGATTTGCTGAGTTCACTGCTGAAGTGTCTGCTACAGGTCAAATAACCTCTACTACACCAGTAAACACTGGTAGTTTCTATACTACAGAAAATATACTCATACAGGTCATTCCTGATGGGTCTGGTGCTACTGCTAGTTCATCCATCTACGAGTGGATCAAGAATAGATATCAATTATCAACAAAGGATACAGAATATGGTTTCTCGCACCTTAATGATCAAGGTTTCTATAATTATGGTGTTCTATCTTATCCACCTTCTCTCCAATCATCATTAAGTGATACTGGAACCAATCATTCTCCTATCATAGGATATGCCTATGATGGTAATCCAATCTATGGTCCTTATGGATACAGTGATGCTGCTGATTCATCCAGTAGTATAACTAAGATGACTAGTGGTTATATTATAAAGACTGCTAGAGAAAATGGTCCTTCACTAGGAACATATCCTTTAGGAACCTTCACACAAGACTATTATTTTGCTGATAGGAGTTCTACACTTGATAGGAACAATGGTCGTTATTGTGTAACACCAGACTATCCAGAAGGTGTGTATGCTTACTTCGTTACTTTAAATAGTACAGATGTACCAGTCTATCCATATATCATAGGTGAGAACTTCTATTCTCTACCTCTTGCTGCTAACTATGATCAAAATCAGACACAGAATGATATTCCATCTGATGCAGTACGTATTAGAACCACTAACACTCCTGATAATGGATTGCAAGTACGTGCAGTTACAAAGGATGTAGCACCAGGTAGTATATCTAACTTTAGTGTATTCTCATCATCTAATAATTTTAAAGTTGGTTCAGAACTCTTCTTAGATAATTCTGGTACTGGCGGTTCTGATGCTTCTGGTACAGTTGATTCGATCAAAGGTAAAGATATTATTGAGATTCGAGCGACTGATTCACAGAGAGTAGCCAAGGTACAAATTACAGAGAACTGTTACATATTCTCTGATGATATACTATCACAACCTAGCACAGGTGCTTATGGTACTGTTGTTGGAGATGTACTAGATGGTAAGATTCTTGTCTTACAGGATGTCGTAGGTACGTTTGATAATAGTGGATTATTTGATGCTACTACATTATCAATTAACATGGTTCTCAACACAAATGCCACCTTTACAAAGGGTGCAACTGTAGAGTTAACTGATGGTAGTAATGTATCTGCTACTGGTGAAGTAATTGAATCTACTGATAAGAGAAACTCAGTTAAACTCAAAGTTCTATCTGGTAGTTTCGTACAAGCAACAGGATATTACTTAAGAAGTAACAATTTACTTAACACTGTTGGTGCTGAGATACTATCAACTAAGAGTTTAAGCACTGGATTGGTTCCATTCCAAGTTAATACTAACATTGCATTAGTTAAGACTGATGGAGATCATAAACTAGGTGTAGGTGATAATATTTTCATCTCTATTGACCCTAACGATTCTATAACAACAACTACCAAGTATGTACAGTTGGGTGCTATACAGGAAATTGATGTAGAAGTACCTACCTTTACATCTGCATTAAATGATGGTGGTATTGGAAGAATAGATCTTCTTAATAGTGGTGCAGATTATACATCTAACACATATACAGACGTAGAACTTACTGGTGGTAAAGGCACTGGTGCTAAGGCAACTATACTTGTAGTTAATAGTATAGTACAAACTGTAACAATTACTACAAAAGGATCTGGATACGAGAAGGGAGATGTCCTCAGTGTCGCTGATATTGATCTTGTACGTTCAGCAGCATCTACTAATACAAATAGATTGAGAGTTCGTGTAGATCATATTGGATTTGCAGCAGGTGAGACTACTTTGATATTGGATAGTGTATTTGGTTTAAGTGATAATGATCTTCTTACCATAGGAGATGAAATAGTAAAGATTACTTCTATAGGATCCACTTCTGTAACTGTCACAAGGGCACAAGAATCAACAACAGATTCCGATCATTTTGATAACGAACCAGTTACATTGTATAATGCTGGTTATAGATTTACTGTTGGTAATACCATATCAATTACTGGTAATGCAGTATTAGATCCAGTTATTCTTTCTTATGCTAATAACAAGTTAACAGTAGAACATGATAATAGTTTCTTTAATAGTGGAGATTTTGCTCCTTATAAGGTAACTACACAATCTACTATATTTGATGAGAGTAATCCTAAAAGAACTGTTAACTTAACTACTGTTTCAGACTATAAGATTGTAACAAAGATTTCAGATTCTGCAAGTGGTCCTTATAGTGTTTCACCAAATATCGATATACAGGAGTTCTATCAGTATAGGTTCGACCTAAGTCATTTTACTAATGATAAGTCTGAGTTTATTATATCACCAAGTAAGAATGATAATATTATTGCACCAGAGATAGTTAGTGTTGGTACACCTGGTCAACCTAACTCATATGCATATGCTAAATTTGGATATGGTGCTAGACTAGGGACAGTTGACTTAACTGGCACACTGAATAATAGAGTTGCTAGGAGATATCAAAGATTTTATTACAAGTCTATTGTAAGGACTACTGTTAATGGAGATAACACCATTCGTATTGGTCCTTCTACTTCTATTGTAGATAGTGATAGTTACATGGAGATAGTTAACGATCCTCTACAAGGAAGACAGATAGTAACAGATGCATTAACAACTACAGACGACTCACAGGGAGTTGCTGTATCATTTGTTACAGCAGATAGATTTGTATATGAGATGGGTTCTGAACCTGCATGGTTTGGTAGTGGTACTATGAAATATACATCAGAGTCACGTTCTGCTGTGGGTGGTATCGACAGTGTTAAGGTAGCAAACCTTGGGTCTGGATACAAACAAGTACCTATTGTTAGGGGTTGTGAGTTGCATGATGGTTATGCTGCAACTGTAACTGCTCAATGGGATGCAGTTAATAAAAATATTGTTGGTGTAACAGTTGATACAGCAGGTTCTAACTATTCTAAACCAACTGTAGTTGTATCTGAAGGCGATGGTACAGAAGCAACCTTTGAAGTATTAAAGACTGCTGATAATAAAGTTGCTAGAGTCAACGTAAAAAATAAAGGTAAGAACTATACATACAAACCATCTCTTAAAGTTATAGAAGGTGATTTGAGATCATATGCTTTGGGCGATTCCATTGGTATCACTAAGAATGTTCAGATGGAGTTTAATGGTTCTGGCGTATGGAATGATACGTCTACTGTTAGGAGGCATTCATGCAGTGATGTTCTTATTGTAGACACAACAGACAATTTCTTAAATGGTGAGCAAGTTAAACAAGGTAATTCTATAGGACAGGTTATTCCTAATGGTTGGAGACCAGGATCTAACATTCTTAAAGTATCTGTTAAGTCTGGAGAGTTTGTAGTTGGTACAAATGTACTAGGTACTGCTAGTAAAGCAATAGGAAAGGTTCTTAAAATATTTAAAACAGAATTTGATGTAGATCTAAGATCTTACTATGATAATCTAGGATCATTCACATCTGATAAAGGTAAAGTAGGTGTAAGAACTCATAAGATAGCAGATAATAACTTCTACCAAGACTATTCATACGTTGTTGAGTCTAAAACAGATATCAATGAGTGGAGAGACTTAATTAAAGAGTCTGTTCACCCTGCTGGATTCAAATTATTTGGAGAGTTGAATGTAGACACTAATGCTGCTGTATCAATCAGTAATGAATCAAAGACTAATCAAGTATCAACATTAAAACTTTGGAACGAAGAGACTAACAAGGTTACTATTGATAGCACCAAGAGATATCACCAGACTGTAGTTAATTTATCAGAGAATATCAACCTTATTAAAGGAGTTGGTTCTTTTACTGAGAAAGCATCTGATACATCTGGTATTATTGCTAGAGAGATAAAATTAACACCAGCATTTGATGGTGATTTTGATGTTAATGGTAACGTTGCTGGTACTAGAGAGTTTACTGTAGTAGATGCGAGTACTAATGCACCCATCACTCCTTATAACACTGCAGCACTAACAATAACATTAGATGGTGTTCTACAAGAACCAGAAGTTGCATATACCATTACTGGTAATAAGATAACTTTTGCAAAAGCACCATTTGGTGTTAGAACAGATAATAATACTAGCACTGAAGCAACTAAATTTATTGGAAGACTATTCCAATTTAAAGATGCGTCTCAAAATGCGTCTTATTTGAAAAAAGTAAGACAGATCTTCCAGAGAGAAGGTACATGGATAGATGCTGCTAATCAATTACGTTTCAATAGAACATTCATACAGGAAGAGGCGATTGGATATGTTAAAGCGAAGTATCCATCACTTACTTGGAATACACTAGAGTCTAAATGTATTCGTGATATTGGATTGATTGTAGATGCTTATGAACATGACTTAAGATATGGTGGTAACTCATCTACCTACGATGCTGCCCAGAAGTATTTTAATGAAGGTGCTTTAGCATATATCAATTCTCAGTTAACAGAGAGCATAGCAGCATATGAGTATGCTATGAATCTATCTGTTGCTGCAGCAAGGAATTGGGATTTATCATTAAAGAACTGTGTTGTAACACAGGGAATAGACACTATCACTGTACCATCAACATTAGGTATTTGTATTGGTATGAATGTAAGTACAGGTAGTCAGTTTGCACCAGGCACTACTGTTACTGAGATACTAAGTCCTACATCAGTTAGAGTTTCTAGAGATGCAGAACTATCATATGCTGGACAGACAATTACCACGTTAGTTACTAATACTGGACAGACCAATTATGGTCCTACATTGATATCTAGTAGTGGTACATTGAATATCTCACCTAGTGCTACTACAACTATCTTCTCTTCAATTAACAATATTGATCAGGTTACATTCTCATTCAGTAGAATTAATACTGGTAAGTATATGGATGCTGCTAGATTGATTGAGAAAAATAAAAAGTATATTGCAGAAGAAGCACTTGGTTGGACAAAAGCAAATTATCCAAATCTAATCATTCCTGATGAAGCAAAATGCCAAAGAGATACAGAGTATCTTGTAGATGCTTATGTGTATCATTTAAGATATGGTGGTAATTTTAATGTAGTGGATTTTGCAGAGAGATACTACACTGGTTACACACTATCACATATTACTAATCAGAAAGCAGAGAGTATAGCAGCATATAATAGAGCTAAAGAAATAATGATTGTAGCGATGAAGAATACTCTTGGTGCTGGTACGTACACTGCAATAGCACCATTTACAGATAATATTCTTCCTGATCCACAGGGCAGCTTATACATGTGTGCTGAAGTAGAACAGACATTAAACACATACAATGATATTGTTGCTAGTATCCTTAACAAAGGACCATATACTATCGAAAAAGTATCTGATAACAATCAGAGAAATGGTAATTGGACAACAATACAAACATACAGTAATATTAATATCCTTGCTAAAGATGATATCTTTACAGAATGTGCTGATGTTGTTTCTGCACTCAATTCTTTATACTTAAACGTCAAAGAAATCCTTAATGGTAATAGTGTTACTAAGTCTCTACCAGATTATTTTAATGGAGATAACACAGACTTTGAATTGTACTACACAGACAATACTCCTGTTAAGACATCAATTAAACATGACTTATTTGTTGGTATTAATGGTGTTTTCCAGAATGCTAAGTATGACGAAACTTTCCCTAGGTTAAATTCTTATTATATTAAGAGATCTGCTGGTGCTAGTGATCCTGATAGAATTGTATTTGCAGAACCACCTAAGTGGGAACAAAATTTAAACACATTAACTGTGCAAGAACCTCTTGCTGTAGAGAAATTTTTTGCACATAATGTTGGTGGATATAAGAGATTAGTAATTCAAGAAGACAATTTCAATTCAAACATCCTTGGTCCTTTCGTTATGAGAGACGAAGAAGTAAGAGATGTTGTAGTAGTTGATGATGATAGATTCTTATTAGTATTCGTTGATGGTGTTTTACAAGAAAGATTACGTTCTTACACTATCAATGAGTCTAGTATTACATTTAAACAGGCATTAAGAGAAGGACAAAGAGTTGATTTAGTTCTTTTAACTGGTGTATCTACAGATCAGATACTTGATGGATATAATCTTGAACCTAATAATTTCATGAATGAGGTAACTGTAACTGTTACAGGATTAGATTCTGCATATGCTACATTCTCTGATGCTAAAGATGGTAATATCGTATGGCAGTTTACAGATAACACATATCCAACTCCTGATGAATATACCACTATAGGTATGATAAGGAGTCATGGATTAATATCTGGTGGATGGGAATTTCTCATGACTGCTCAAAACCCTGATCTAGATTTCACCAAACCTTTAAGAATTGCTTCTAGCACTGACTATATAAATTCATCTTATATTGAAGTGGATTTATCTACTGCTACTACTGCTGTAACATATGCTACAGAAGATGGTAAGAGAGTGATGAGAAAGGATACTGCTGGATGGTTGTATGCTACTGACCGTCCTAATATGACGAATGTAGAACCTGGTGATAAGATCATAATTGATGGTGAAAAAGATTATAGAACTGTTAAAAAGGTTCCTGATAGAGTTAACCCATTAGACTTTGTTCCTGATACACAAGCATCTAGTGCCAGTGTTGGAACTGTCACAGTCAGTAATTATAATGGTCTTTCTAGAGGAGAAGGATTGGATGTGAAAGCAGTATTGACTGGAACTGTTGTTACTTCTTTAACATGGAATAAGAGAGATCTCTCTAAGAATCCTGAAGCATACCAGTATGATACTCCACCAGTGCTTACAATTGAACCACTTAATGATGCTGGAGGTGGTGCTAGAGCACATGTTGTAGTAGATGGTGGTGAAGTTATTGATGTTATCCTTACCGAAGGTGGTAGTGGATATACTGCAGTACCTACTGTTAATGTATCACGTGGATACAATATACTTAAGGGGCATAGACAGTTTGATACAAAATATACCAAGCATGTCGAGCAAACCATTACTGGTGTTACATCTTTAAATTTTGCATCATCTGTAGGTGAAGCAACTCAATTGGCGTATGAGTTTACTCATAGTGTTGCTGCAGTTTCCTCACAAACTAAGCAACTTGAAGTAACACAACAGTTACTTAGAGATGTTTCTGCTCCATCTATTACACAGGAAATTGTTCTTCAACCAAAAGAAAGCACTGTTAGCAATGACATTGTTTCTATATTATCAACACCTGGTAATACCTTCAAACAGATAACAACTTCTGCATTAGCAACTTCTTCTCAAGAGACTAAGTTGACTACACCATCCATAGCACCTGCTATGACTGTTGTAAGCAGTATAGATGTTAAGAAGGCAGATCTTCTTGATGTTGATCTTTCATGGGGTGATGCATATGTTATGGTTCCAACCACTGCAGCATTTGATGCTAGTGGTAACTTACAGGTAGGAGAATACTACATACAGTATTCGTCTAAACTATCTGACCGTTTCGTTATTAAATATAATGGTGCAGTAATCGATGCAGCAATCAGCACAACAGGTACAGGATATCCTAATTCAGGAACTGCGACTTGTACAGGTGGTGATGGATCAGGATTGCAAGTAAGTTATACAGCAGTTAGTGGTGCTCTGGTTTCAGTCTCCATATACACTGGTGGATTAGATTATAATACAAATAACACAGTCACAGTAACAGGTGGTACTATTAATGCTACTCTTCTTATTGGTAACTGTGTGACAAATAGTACGTCCGAAAGAGGCGTTGCTTCTGTTGCACCAGCAACAATCTCCGCAGGGACGCTAGTTAGACAAGTATAAATATAAATAACTCGGATAACCTGTAGTACAAAACTACCCAATTTTCAATTATGTCGGCAATCATATCAGAAAAGTTTCGCATTTTTAATGCACAACAGTTTCTAGAATCACTCACTGAAGGTGCTAATGACACCAGTGCAGATAGATCTCGTATGTACTTCTTCGTTGGTCGTTCAGACCAGTGGGATTCATACTTAGAAATGTATAATCCTAATGCTACAGCATTTAATGTAGGGGATGAAGTATATGATGCTGGTGCTTCGGGTGCTACGGCATATGGATCTACGACATGGAAGGCAACCGTTCGTAAGGTTAATCCAGGATCACTATTAGTTCATAGTCCATCACCTGCTGCTGGTACTCCGACTTCTGGTAATGTAATTAAAGGATATGCTAGTGCTGCCGACACTGGTGCTGAAGCTGTAGGTGGTGTGTATCGTATTGCCGATGAAACGAATGCACCAGCTCCACTAGACAATCAGACAGAAAAGTTCAAGATTTACGAAGAACTTATTGCTGCAAAAAGGGTAGAGTCATCTAATGTTGTTTCTGTAGTTCCTCGTTATAACTGGAATACAGTTACGAACCCTAAGTTCGACATGTACAAGCCTGACTACAGTGCTGCACCTGCTTCAGGTGGTACTGCAAAACAGACTGCTACAGGACAGAATACACTTAGTGCTGCTAAGTTCTATGTAATGAACAGCAACTACGAAGTATTCAAGTGTCTTTATAATAAAGAGGATACAGTTTCTGGTGGTGCTAACGCATCTGATATGCCTACTACTGCTAACAACTATGTTAGTGGAGTATACACAGGACCTAACGATGGTTATCGTTGGAAGTATCTCTATACAATGACTACACAACAGGTCATGGATTTCTTATCCAGTGACTTCATGCCTATCGGCACATATGCTGGTACTACTGCTGTTGATGGTGCAATTGATACTGCTCTTATTTCTAGTGCTGGTAGTGGATTACCTGCTAACAAAACTGGTGCTTCCTCACTCTATGCTCCTATTTTAGGAGATGGAACTGGTGGTAAAGTTAAGATCGAGACTGATGGTAGTGGTGCAATCACTTCTGCTACTATACAAGCTGCTGGTACAGGATATACCTATGGTTCAGTTGCGTTAGTAACTGGTACTGGTACTGGTGCTGGTGGAGATGCTTACGGTCTATTCTCTGATGATACTTTAGGTACATCTGAGACTATTGCTGGATCTGCTCGTGGTTCTCTTGAAGTTATCATTCCCCCTGCTGGTGGACATGGTGCTGATCTTGCACAAGAGCTTAACGGCAAACGCATTATGGTCAACGTTCGTTTGACTTATGCTGAAGGACAAGGTGATTTCCCTGTTGATAATGATTTCCGTAGAATCGGAATTATTAAAGATCCACTACAATATGGATCATCTAACTATGCTACTGCAAACACACTTTCTGGTGTCTATGCTGTAAGAGTAACAGGAACTGGTCTTACTAGTTCTTCTTTCGGAAAAGATAATCAAATCACACAGACTGTAACTGGTGGAACTGCTAAAGGAACTGTTGTTTCTTGGAAACTAGATGCTGCAAGCACCACAACTGGTGTTCTTAAGTATTTCCAGTCACCTACATCACATACTGATAGTGGTATCGTAAGAGCATTTGCCTCTGACGCTGCTAATGCTATTACTGATGGTGGTACATCTGTATCTGTTAATGTTAGTACATCCTATGCTTCAACCCTTGAAGGTGTAACATTTGCAAGCGGTTTGGCGACTCCTGAAGTCAAATCTAACTCTGGAGAACTCGTATACATAGAGAACAGGAGACTGATTACGAGAGCTGCTGACCAAATAGAGGACATCAAGCTAGTAATCGAATTCTAATTCCCCCATGATAGATTTGGTTTACGATGCCACAAAAGACGAACCTAAACGTATCGCCATATTATGACGACTATGATGCGTCAAAGAATTTTTATAGAATTCTTTTTCGCCCTGGATACTCGATACAAGCCAGAGAACTAACACAGTTACAATCTATTCTTCAGAATCAGATTGAATCTATAGGACGCTATACTTTTAAACAGGGTGATTTAGTCATTCCTGGTGAAGTTGGACTGAACAATAGATTAGACTACGTTAAACTATCTTCTGTTACTGAAGTTGCTGTAACAGAGGGAGATAATATTGTCTTCAAAAAATATGATATAGCACTACTGAAAGGTCAGACGTTAAAAGGCATCACATCTGGCGTTACTGGTACTGTTGTTTCTACTCGCTATGCAACTACTACATCATCTGATACTGTTTATGTAAATTACACAAGCAGTGGAAATGCAAGCAATGAAGCAACTTTTAGACAAGGGGAAACTCTAGAGGTTGTAGATGGTGTTAACACACCTTTATTGGTCGTTGGAACAGACGGTAGCGTCCTTCCAACTACTGTTACGTTAAAAGACCCAGACACAAGCGTAGAGACCTCTTACACGAGTCCAGCGATGGGTTTTGCATCTGGTGTGCAAGTAGAAGAAGGTATTTATTTTGTTAATGGAAACTTTGTAAGAAATAAGGCAGAACTTCTTGTTCTAGAACCTTTCATTAATATTCCATCTGCTAAGATTGGATTTAAAATCTCAGAGTCTTTAATCACTCCTGAAGAGGATTCAACACTCTATGATCAAGCAAGAGGATTTGCAAACTTCAGTGCTCCTGGTGCTCATCGTTTATCAATATCATTAGGACTCATCAAGTATGATCTAGATGCGTCTACAGACAGTAATTTTATACAACTTCTTAGTGTTAAGAGGGGTGCTGTACAGAAAAAAATTAAAGCAGCAAACTATAGTGTAATTGAAGAGACTCTAGCAAGAAGAACATATGATGAGTCTGGTGATTATGTTGTAGAAGATTTTGGTACTGATATACGTGAATATTATCAAACTGGTGGTAATAGAGGAATCCATGCTAAGAATGTAACTACTGGATTAGTTAATGGTGAGACTGAAGTTGCAGCATTGCAGAAAATGGTTGCAACTATAGGTCCAGGTAAAGCATACATCAAAGGTTTTGAGATTGTTAATAAAGAAAGTAGTTATGTAGATGTTAATAAGTCACGTGAAAGTCTTGAAAGAGATAATATAACACTCAAGCATAGTGGTCTTAGTAGTTTTTACTTAACCAATACTTACAATAGTATTCCTTTAAATGAATTTGGTGCTGATTTATCTCAGTATCCAACTCTATACTTGAATAGTGTATTTGGAGATGGATCACTTGGTCAGAATAATACTGAGGCTGTTACAGATGGTCTTGGAACTAATGGTGAGATAGACGGACATAAGCAAACACGTTCTAGAAGAACTAGTACCTTTAGTTCGGATCAGGCAATCAAGACTCTTATTGTAGACATATTAGATACTGCACCAACTGCTTTTGCTGCTATCACTAACTCTAGTTGGGAAGATGCGATTGGTACATTAGCTGTTAGAACATCTGGAGCAGGTAATGACGCAGAAGAATTGACTGTTCTTTCTTATTCTAAGTTCCATAGTGGTAATGCTGGATGGCCAAAGATCTTTTTATCTGATAACGCTTCATATATTGAGATTACTGTACTTGGTAGAAGAGATGTTATCGATTCGTTGAAAGAATATGATGACAACGATGGTGTTGGTTATGGTGGGTCAACAAAGATGACTCGTCTATTCTGTAAAGAAGGTGTAGCAAGTGCTAAGACCAATGCAGAGAATGCTAACGATGCAAGTGTTGCTGCTGATCCACCAGGATTATGGGGTAAGGTAGTTTCATATAGTGTTACTATTGTTCCTATTGTTGGACTTGCTAAACCAAAGAACTTCTCTTTACAAGAAAGAGGTATAGGATTTAACCCTGATTCTGATAAGATTCTATCTAGGGGTAGAGTTGAATCAGTAGATTCTTATAATACGACTTTCAAGATGTCGTATTTTAATCCAACATTCTTAACTCAAATTAAGATTGATACTACAATTCCAGATGGAACGTTTGATGCTGGTAAATATTTTACTGGTTCTAAGAGTAAAGCATATGCTGTTGTAGAAGGATCTGCAGACGGCAGATTAACTTCTGGTAATAGAATATTTGCAAAAGTTCTTTCAGGAACATTTGTGGAAGGTGAAACTATAATTGATGAGGATGGTAATACTTTAAGAATCGCTAGAGAGAATACTATATCACACTTTGTTGTTGATGTTAGAGGTGGTGGATATACTGCACTAACTACTGTTACAATTAATGGTGTTACATACGATCCTTCTGTTATCACACCAAACCTTGAGTCTGCTACAGTTTATAAGATTACTGTTGCTGATAGAAGTTTAGTTGGTGATACATTTGCACAACCACCAACAGTTACGATAGGTTCTCCAAACGCAACTCCAACTGCTGTTGCACAAGCACGTGCAGTTCTCTTTAAAGATGTTATACAGACATACACACCACAGAATGTTAAGTCTATGTGGGCTAGGTTTGGTGTAGCACCTGCAGGGGGTGTAGCACCTAATATATTTACTGCTGATGTAGAACTTGCAAGAGATACTTATATTACTAGTACAAATGTTACAGACTTTACATGGAGTGGTACTGAAGGTAATTCTTATGTTGAATGTACTGGATTTGGGGCAGATGCTTCTTCATCACTAGTACAAGGAGATTTAGTACAATTCTCTGATGCAAAAAACAATCTTGTAAAAGCAATTGTTCAACAAGCTACAAAACCAGAGGGAGCTAAGAAGTCAAGAATATATTTAGATTCATTATTACCTTCTGACGTAAGTAGTACATCTGTACTACGAGTAAGACCAAAGGTTGATAATGCTTCTAAGTCTTCATTAATATTCCCAACTGGGTCAAAACAAATTAAATCACTTGTAAAAGGAACTGATGATACCGCAATTACTTTTAATTCTAGACGAGACTTCATATTGGATTCTAGCTCTGCTGGTGGTAAACTTACATTTAAGGCAAATCTTGAATACGGTACACAAAAATTTGTTGCATTTACTGAGAACAATTTCCTACTCACAATTCATGATAAGGGTAATGCTACCCAAGTTGAGACAGGAGACATTATGTATATCCCAGCTGATGCTGTTACAGTTGTAAGTTCTGTAGACGCATCATCTGGATTAACTGCTGGTAGTGTTAGTATAGAACTTCCAGATAATTATTTTGGTGCTTTGAGTGGTGGAAGTACATATCCTAAACTTAAACTATCTGCAACTCTAGAGTTGACTAAGGCAAGACCTAGACTAAAAACAGTTGTTAAAGATAAGAAGATTATCATTAACCCTGCGAAGGATAATATAATCCCTCTAAGAGGTCAAGATCAAGAAGCGTCTGAGATAAAGACAGTTTCATATTCTGATGCATTTAAGATTAATTACATCTACGAAGGATCTACAACTGCTGCTCCAACAATTGATAGTGCTGGTAACTTAATCAGTGGTACTGATGTTACTAACAGATTTACATTTGATGATGGTCAGAGAGATACTTTATATGATGTATCTCGTATCATAATTAAACCAGGATTTGACTTACCTGTAGGACAACTTCTAATATCATTTGATTTCTTTGATCACTCACAAGGAGATTTCTGTACTGTAGATTCATATTTACATGAGTCTGGTGTTACTGCTAATGAGATACCTACATTTAACTCATCTGTATTTGGTGTAACAAACCTTAGAGATGTTATTGATTTCCGTCCAAAGGTAGATACTAATGCTACTATTACTGGATTTGAAGATCAGTCTATATTTAAGAATGCTAATTTCAATGATTTTACTGGAGACGGTGGTGTAGTATCAAGTTGTCCAGCATCTGATGTTAATCTTCCATTCACTATATCATTCTATCAGAGTCAGTATCTAGATCGTATAGATGGTTTATTCTTAACCAAGAAAGGTGAGTTTTTAATTAAGGAAGGAAACCCATCTCTAAACCCATCAAGACCAGCATTAGTAGATGATGCTATCGCTTTATCATACTTGTATATACCTGCTTACACAACAGATGCTTCTGATGTAAGAGTTGTACCTGTTGATAATAAGCGTTATACAATGCGTGATATTGGTAGGATAGAAAAACGTGTTGAGAGATTAGAATACTATACACTTCTTAGTGTTCTTGAACAACAAGCATTTAATATGCAAATCAAGGATGAAGTTGGATATGAAAGATTCAAGAGTGGATTTGCTGTAGATAACTTTGAGACTCATAAGTTGGGTAATCTAAAGTCTATTGATTATGCATGTTCTATTGATACAAAGCAATCTGTTTTAAGATCACAATCCAAGGAAGATTCTTTTGATCTAGAAGAAGTTAATACAAAAGAAGATGAGAGAGTAGTTGCTGGATATCAAAGGTCTGGTGATGTTATAACTCTTCCATATTCTGAGCTCAAGATGCTCGATAACCCATTTGCAACTAAAACTATTAACCCAAATCCATTTGTGGTTATACAGTATGTTGGAGATGCAAGTCTAGATGCTCCTGTTGACTCTTGGTATGAAGATACAGACACACCTCTGATATCTGATAACAATACTCAACTCTATACTATATTCCTTGCTAAGGATAATGTACGTGAAGCATATTCTAGTTTCTATAATGGATATGCTATCAATTGGGTTGGATCTAATGATACCTTCTTTAATATCGGACCTCTTTCTGATATTAATTCTGATCAAGTATTCTCTACAGTTAAAATTGCTAACGTAGGAAGTTCTTCTAATATCAGTCCACAAAATAACGAGACTGGTAAAGGACTTGATGTAAAAACAGTTGGAGAGAGCTCTGTTGCTACTTCTCTAAAACAATTTGCTAGATCTAAAGCAGTTAAATTTACAGTTAGTAGGTTAAAACCAAATACTAGAGTGTATCCTTTCCTAGAAGGAAGAGATATCAGTAGATGGTCTAACCCTGATCTAAGATATACAGGCAAACCAGGAAACTCATTATCAACATTCGGTGCAAGTATTGTTACTGATGATGGTGGTAATGCTAGTGGACTTATTATAATACCTAATGGATATGCTCCTACACAAGGAAGTACTTGGAACAACTATCTCTATAACACAAATTATGATACCAGTTCTGAACAATTACAATTCACGACAGGTGAAAAAACAATTAGATTTACTTCGAGTCCTACTGATAGTAACAAAGACAATGTAGAAACATATACTGAAGTTAAATACTATCCTACAGGTGCTTTACCTACTGGTGGTAGTAGTATTGTTTCAACATTACCTGCATACTTGAAATCTAATGAAGGTAAGCAAGTGATTGCTGCTCAGAATGAAAAGAGACCTAATCCTCTCGCTCAAACATTTAAGGTAGAAAACTATGATGGTGGTGTATTTGTTACTGGATTAAATCTATTCTTTAATAAGAAAGCAAATTCTATTCCTGTAAGAGCATACTTAACTAATACTGTTGCTGGTAAACCAGGATCTCATGTTGTACCTGGTACAGAGACATATGTTTCACCAAAAACATACCTCAAGATATTTGTGTCTCAAGAGACTACTATTGAGACTAATGAATTAGCAACTGGTGTTCAGTCAGGTGGGTCTGGTCCTGTAGAAAAAGTATTTGATAAAACTGGTATTGAAGTACTTGCTGGAAATGCAAATAGAATACCTCTTTCTGCTGATCAAGTATATACACTTGTTCTTTCAAATAACAATGGTACAGCATTTACTTCTGGAGAGACCATAACACTACCTTCTATAACTCTTGCTAATGCTACAAACAATACTAACATCACTGTTAATATTGCTAAGGATTCAGGCAGAGTAATTGATTTGAAGGTTATTGGTGCTGGTACTGGATATGATACTGCATCTATGACTATAGAGAGTCCTCAGTTACCAGGCGGTACTACTGCAACAGGTTCAATAGGATTGTCTGGTGGTAAGTTATTCAGTTCGGAAGTTTCTATATCTGGTTCAGGATATACAAGTGCTCCTTCTATTGTTATTGCTGGTACAGGAACTAGCAATTCAGGTGGTTCTGTTCAAGCGATTGTATCAAATGATTCACCAGGTGTTAGAATGGGAGTATCAACTAATTTAACAACTGATGTTTCTGGTAGTATTCCAACTGCATTTAAGTTTGAATATCCAGTATACTTGTTAAATGATACTGAGTATGCTTTAGTTGTTGAAACAGATTCTGTTGATTATGAATTATGGGCATCTGAAGTTGGTGCAGCAGCAGGTTCTGGTACTGTAACATCCCAACCTGGTCTAGGTTCTGTATACAGATCTCAGAACGTAGATGAGTGGAATGAAGATCTTAGAGAAGATATTAAATTTGAACTACACAGAGCAGAATTTGATATTACTAGACCTGGTGATTTGTTATTAACCAACGAAAACATTGGTTATGAAACAATGTATCCAAATTCAATTCGCACTAGTGCTGAATCTAGTAGTAGTGCTACGTTGGAAAGATTCAGAGGTAATAATAAGTACATTGAGGTTACACATAGAGATCATGGATTTGAAACTGGTAACTCATATGTGTTCTTTAAAAATTTAGTACAGACTGGTGGTGTTAGTGCATCATCATTAAATACTACTTTATTCGATGTTGTTAATAGTGGAGTAGATACTTTTAATATTGTTTCTTCCTCACAAGCAAGTTCTAATGAGATAGGTGGTGGTTCTACTGGAATGATAGCAGTCAATAGAAAGTTTGAAAAACTATATGCTGATATCGGATACTTATCATTCCCACAAACAAAGATAGATTCCAGTGTTAAGACAACAGATATTATCCCAGTAGATAATGGTCCTGTTAATTACACCTCATATACACAAGGTTCTTATGAAAAGACATTTATTAAACAAGAACATTACTTTATCAATCAGAAGGTTGTAGCATCTAGAATCAATGAGTTAAGAAATGGTATTGCTAATTCACTTATCTACAAGTTAAATTTATCTTCTACAGTAAGTACACTTTCTCCTGTAGTTGATCTTAGGACTAGTTCTGTTAAGACAATAACTAATAGAATTGAGAATTCTGTTGGAACAGAATCTAGATATGGTAGACAGAATCAAGAAGTAGAATTGTATAGAATATTCTCATTCAGGATCACTGGTAATAGTGATGGTGGATCTACAATTCCAATTACTGTAGGACAGAGTATTGACTCTACAACTTCAGCAAAGACTTCTACTGTTGCTGGTTTAACAGGTGGTAGTGGAATTGTTCTTAAGTATGATTCTAGTACAAACGCTGTTACAGTTAAATTGAAGAACTCTGGACAGTTTAAAGCTGATGAAATAGTTAGATTCCAAACTCAATCTTTTGGTAGTGGTGATCTAGCAAGTAAAACTGTTACTATTGATACTAATGGTCCTACAGAAGTTGTTCCAGATTTCACATTAAATAGCATTGTTACTGCATATAACTCAGCACAAGACCCATCAACTGATGGTGATGAATTATACACTGATAAGATCAGTGGTTCTGTTGTTGAATGGGATTCTAATACTAGAAAGTTAGTCCTCTTTAATAATAAACAACCAATTAATAATGACTTTACTTCTAAGATAACTGGTGGTGTAGCATTCAATAGAAAATCTGATCCTACTACCCAGACAGCAGATATCTTTAGATCTGGTGATCTAATTCAATTTACTGGTCAACCTGCATCCACTGATAACTGGTGGGAGATCAATAAGATGACTCTTGCATCAGGTGTTGGATACGTATCAGAAGATTCTTCTGTTAATACATCTGGTATTGCTAAGTATGTTACTAAGGAAATATCATTACCAAATCCTGGTACAACAATTGATGTTAAGATTACTGCTAACATCAGAAACATAAGTGATATCAAAGTCCTTTATAAATCTAAAGAGCAATCTAGTGAGTTGTATTTTGATGATCTTGAGTGGAAATATTTCAATGGAGATGGTAAACCAGATATTGATATAACTGCTTCTGCAGAGAATGAAATATCTGGTCTCTTTGAGAATCAAGAGTCTTATCAAGAGATTCCATTTAGTGTAACTAACCTCCCTGAGTTTACTTCGTTTGCGGTTAAAGTTGTTATGAGTTCAGACAATCCAGCATACGTACCAAAACTACAGGATATACGAACAGTAGCGTCATTCTAATGAAACTAAAAGTAGAAAATGAAGATAGTCTGTACAGGGATTCAGACACAGGTGCTATAATCAATATTGATAAGAAAGCATTTGAACAGGTGAGAGCAGCAAGAAGAAGGACAGAACTTGTTGAAAGAGAACTAGAAGAAGTAAAAGCAGAAATGCAGGTGCTAAAATCTATGATTCGTGGTATGATGTAAATAGATTAACTTTATTATGAAACTTATTGGTTTGAGATTGTGTGAGCATGACTCTAATGTATCGTATTATGATGGTGAGACAGTACGATATTTTAAGTCAGAGAGAATCTATGATGAGAAACATCATGGATATAGTAACTTGCATTCTTGGAAGAAAGATTTTAAAGATATATTTGGTGATGACCCAGAAGATGCTGATGAGATAGCAATAGTTATAGATCCTTGGGTGCATAATTTACCAACTGATAACGAGGAGTTCTTCCCTGCTATCAAATACCCTGCTGTATCTAATAATTGTTGGAGAGTTAATCATCACTGGGCACATGCTCTTAGTACATTTAAAGAAAATTGTTTGCATGTAGTTATAGATGGATTTGGTGACGAGAATAATAGTTGGACTGTATTCAGAAATAATGAGGTAATCTATAGAGGTTACTGTGTAACTGAAGGATCATTAGGATGTGAGATGATCAAGGCTGGTAAATTACTCAATATAAAAGCACAGTGTGATTTAGATATTGCTGGTAAGTTGATGGGACTGCAGTCCTATGGTACATACATGAAAGAATATGCAAAGATCTTACCAAAGACCATGCATGATATCAGAAGAATATTTGAACAGAGTAGATACAAGGCGTTTGAGAGAGATATGTTTGGTGTTCTTGGTCAAGCACCATTAAATTGGATAAGGACTGTTCATGATCACATGGGTGATGTATTAGTTAATTTCTTCTCTGAGTATGCATACCATACCAATGATGTTATTACGTATACTGGTGGTTGTGCTCAGAATGTTATATGGAATACTAAGTTGAAGGAAAAGTTTCCAAACCTAGTCATACCAGCACATTGTGCTGATGAAGGACTATCACTTGGTGCTTTAGAATTTCTAAGAAGGAAGTATGATCTGGATTTCACAATACAATACCATCAACAAGATATTGCTGCAGAGAGTAAACCTTCTGATATGACACTTGCTAAAGTGGCACATGCTTTAAAGCAAGGTAAGATTGTTGGATGGTATCAAGGACATGGAGAGATAGGACCGAGGGCATTAGGTAATAGATCAATTCTCATGAATCCATATATTGATGATGCTAAAAAGAAGATCAACAGGATAAAGAATAGAGAAGGGTATAGACCATTTGGTGCATCTATACTAGAGGGGTATCAGAGACATATATTTGATACGGATATCACCAATCCACATATGCTGTATGTTGGAAAAACTGCTGCTCCAGGATTGGAATCAATAACCCATGTGGATGGTACATGTAGGTATCAAACGGTAACACAGGAGAACGAGAGTTACTATAAACTGTTGGAATTACTGGAGTTTCCTGTATTACTCAACACTAGCATGAATGTTAACGGCAAACCAATCATGAGCAAACCAGAGAATTTTCCTAAAGGTTTGGACATGGTGGTTGTCGGAAACGATATATCTGTGCTATAATAAATAGGTAAGATCGATCATTACACACATGACAATGGAACCAGCGACTCTCAAGGAAGAATTTGAGAAGCAACTTGCTGACGCTAATGCTAAAATTTCAAGAGCAGAAGCAGAATTAATACGCTTGAGAGAGTACCGCACAAAACTAGAAGGCGGTTTAGAAACAATAGGTTTGATAACTGGAGAAGTACCACAACCAGAAGGAGAACCACCAGCAACTGAAGGTGAAGATGCTTCACCACCAGCAACTCCACTTGTAGAAGGTTAGATTAACAAAGTGACCCCTTGCTAAATAGTGAGGGGTTATTTATTTGTCAGATGGCTGCTATACCAATAAATCTAATATGTGAAAAAGGAACTGATTTTGCAGCGACCTTTAATATTCAGAATGAAGCAAACACCACCCCATTAAATTTAACTGGTTACACTGCTGTAGCCAAGATTAAAAAAAGTTATACTTCTAGTACATCTACAGACTTTACGGTTGATTTTCCAGATAGATATAATGGACAATTAAAAGTTAGTTTGGACAACACTGCAACAGCAGGTCTAACTGCTAGAAGATATGTTTATGATATTCTCTTGTCTGCACCTTCGGGTACTAAGTCACGAGTTATTGAAGGAATACTTGAAGTAACACCTGGAGTTTCCTGATGCCTACCTATAATGTATCAGTACAAAACCAGAACTATAGCGTAGTTTCTGAAGCTCAGAAAAAATACGCTGTAGGTGTTACTTATGATATTCCAGCAAAGTATCTGCAGAACAACAATGTTGTTCTAGATGCTATCAACACTGGGTTTAATGGAGTCGCAACTACATTTAACTTAACTGAGTCGGGAGTTGCTTACACTCCTACTAATGATGCTCAACTAATAGTTTCTATCAATGGTGTTATACAACATCCAGGTATAGATTTTTCTGTTAGTGGTGATCAGATTACATTTGCTATTGCACCCAATCTTGGAGACCCTGCATTTATTGTCGCTACTTCGACAACAGCAGATCTCACCAGAACAATCAATTTTGTATATGGTAGTGGTTCTGTTGATATGAACAACGGACCTAAAGGTGAATTAGCAATTGATGTTACTGGAAAACTCCAGTCATGGACATTAACTACTGATGTAGTGGGTTTAATAACACTTGATGTACAGAAGTGTACCTTCAATGATTATCCAAACTTCCAGACTATATGTGGAAGTGATAAACCTGCAATCAGTGGTAATCTTAAAAACTTTAGTGATAACTTATCCGCATGGGATATAGATATTATTGCTGGAGACATGCTAAGATTCAGGGTGGATCAGGTAAATCAGGTCCGTAGATTCATGTTA